ATCTTATCTGCTTTATGGACAGGAACTGATGGTGATAGTAGTAATAATGATGCTGTTCTTACATTGTTTCCATCAGCAGGACAAGATGCTAAAATAGTAATGTATGGAAATGCTGCACTTCAATGGACTATTGGTAATGACAATGATGATAGTGATAAACTAAAGTTTGATGTAGGTACTACTACTGTTGGTGGTGCAACTAAAATGACACTAGATGACAATGGAAATTTAACACTAGTAGGTGATTTAGCTGTTAATGGTGATGATATAACTACAGATGGTAATATGAATTTAGATAGTGGTGGCTCACTTACATTAGATGCACATGATGGCAACTTTATTGCTAAAAAAGCAGGAACAGAGTTTAGTTCTGCTAATAGTGCTTATGCAGGTATGATACTTGGCTATACACACTTGACAAGTACTGACAATACAGAAGTATATACACTCACTACATCATTTGATGTAATAGATGCAGATGGAAAAGTAACATTTGTAGCACCACCAAGTGGAAATGTTGAAATTGAGTTTAGTGTATATAGAGATTCATTTTCATCAAATAAAATAGTATATTTTTCCTTGTCTGATAATGCTACTTATAATCTAGCATCAGCAGAAATAGGAGATGGCTCATCAAGTATTGAATTAGCTTTTACTCTTGGATTTGACAATGCAGATGAAACAGATGACAGATATTTAACAGGTAAATTTGTTGTATGTGGTTTAACAGCAGGAACTTCTTACACATATTGGTTAGGAGCAAAAATAAGTACAACATCAGGTTATTTAAGGTGGGGTTCTAGAACAAGCACAGACCCTGATAGAACATATCCACCATTTATAATTAAGGCAACAGCATTACCTGCAAACATACATACTCAATAGGAGAATAAATGAGTTTAACAAATAAAACAATAGCATCAAGTTATGGGGATATACTGCAAGTAGATAATAGTGGAAGTGGTAGAACTGCTAATGGAACAAGAGTTAAAGATGGATTAGGTCAATCTACAGCAATGACTTTAGGAGGCAATAGTATGAACCTAACACCTTCATCTGACAATACCTCTACATTTGCTGTAGAAAAATCTAATGGTGATGATTTGCTTGTTGTAGATACTACAAATTCTTTAATTAAAGCAGGAACTACACAAAGCTATGTAAATACACAAATAAAAGAGTTTGGTGTTTTTGATATGTCACCAACAGCAGACACACATCATCCTATGGTAGCTATGAATGGATTGGATGCAACTGGTAATACAGATTTGGCACTATTATCATTTGGAACAGGAACAGACCCAGCAACTACATTGACACTTGCAAGTGGTGCAGAAAACCTTGTGCCTGTGTTGTGGTATGTGCCAGTATCAATAACAATAGATGAAGTTAGAGTTATAGCTTCAACAGATGCAGCAGACACATTAAACTTTCATTTATTTTCTTATGCAATGGGAACTGGAACTGGCTCAACAGCAGGTGACTTAACAGATGGAACATTACTTGCACACAATGGTAGCAGTTTGACTACAGGAGATGACAGAATTACAACAACAACTCTAACAATAGATTCTGCAAACACAGTAGCAGATAGAGTTATATTAGCATTTGTAGAAAATGTAGGTGACACAAATGACATTACAGCACAATTAATAGTAAAATATCATTATCAATAGGAGAAAATTATGGCAGGATATTCAAAAGAAATAAAGATTACAACAGCTAAAGGTGAGTATTTAAAAAACATATCAGGTAGTTATGATGTAATATTTGACAAAATTATAAAAGTAGATAATTCCAATGCAGGAATTGATTTAGTTAATTATTCAAGAGATGTAGCTAATGATACTATGGTAGCACCTAAAGCAATACTTGTAGAAAATACAGGCAATGTAGGTTGTGAACTTTTAATATCTACTGCTGAATGGACTACAGATGCAGACAACACAGCAGACTCTATGAGTGATGCAACCCATTATTTAGCAATGTTGTTACCTGCTGGTGAATGTGCTTATTTGCCTAATAATAGGCTTATTGGAGTATCAGGAGCAGTTGGAGGTGGTATGGGTGTATTAGTTGATAATGCAGTACCTGATTCTAATGAATATGTAGATAGTGGTGCTGATGTAGACCATGCAACATCTGCTACTATGGGGTCAGATGCAACTCACACAACTCTTAACTTGGAAGATGGGCATAGTAAATATTTTAAAGTAGGTGACCTAATAAGACTAGAAAATGAAATATGTGAAGTTACAGCAGTAGGTACAGGTGCAGATTTAGCTAATAGCACACTTACAATAATTAGAGGTTTGTATGGCTCAACAGCAGCAACTCATGCTGATGATGTAGCTGTTAGATTACCTTTTTTTAATATGCACCATGATTTTGATGACACATCATATAATGGTGGTGGTAATGGTAGTGCTACAGTAGTAAAAACAAATGCAAGTGGCAAATTTAGAGCAATGAATTTCTTTGGATATGGAAGAACAGCAGATGCTGTTTGTGATGGATTAGTTGCAGGAAGTGTGGCTATAAAGTTTTATAGTCATGGTTATCAAGAGTTTGGTTTAGCAGGAATTACACCTTCTACAAAAACAGGTTTAGCAGCATCTACTACATATACATTTGGCTTATCAATATCAGGTGGCTCTGCTGATGATGTAGCATTTACTACAGATTCTAGTGATTTAACATTTGGAAATGTAATATCTAAAATACAAAGTGCAATCAATGATAAATTTACATCAGGAACAAATTTAAAACACAAAAAAGCAACAATAGGAATTGTAAATGGTGATATTAGAATTACAGATAGTTCAAGACTATCAACTGGTGCTATTGCAATATCAGCACCTTCAGGTGGAACAACACCACTTGGTGTAGGTATTATACCTGCTGTTGGAAACTTGGAAAAAGCAGTTGTAGCTAAATTACCTGATGACACAATATATGATTCTGTAACCTATGCTTCTAGAAAAAACTCAGGAGCATTTTTGTTAGATAATGGTAATGGAGTTTTATCAGGAGCAGGTGGCTCTGCTACAATAAATTATGAAACTGGAGAAATTAGAATGGATGCCTACCCTAATGCAGAATTTGTTGTATCTGCAAATACTAAGGCAGGTCATGCAGGTGGGGTGGAATCTAGTGCAACTACTATGAATGGCATAGTAACACTAGAAGCAAGAAGCTGTAATGCAAAAGCAGATACAGATATAAGAGTAATAAGTTTAGGTTAATGGGAAGTGGAACAGATTTTTGAAATAATAATATATTTGGGGTTGTTTTTCAGTTTTTTGTTCCACTCCTATACTTTACATGAAAATTTTAAAAAAGAGGTAAATAATGGCAGTTACTAGCTTTAAATATGCTACACAATCAGATTTAGCTAACTATTTTAACAAGATGGGAGAGTTTGACAGCAAAATTCAAATATTTAACCCATCAACAGCATCTAATCTACACACATTTAATGATGTTGGTCATGTAGAAATAAATTCAGCAGGAACTTATATAGACAGCTTGTTTATTAATGGTGAGGAGCAAAGTGCAGGGCAACTTGGAACACCTGATGCAGATGGTGAGTGGAGATATACAGCAGCTACTAACAAATTAGAATATTACAATGATGGCTATACTGCCACAACTATAAACAACCTAGTATTTGAGATAGGTAAAGATTTTTCAACATTTATTGACCAACAATTAGTAAATGCTAGTATGGAATTAAATAACTTGTTAGATGCTAGATACCCAACACCTCTACCTAAATATACACAGATAGACAATATGCAAACACAAGGCATAACACCTGAATATGATGCATTAATTATAAAGGCTACTTGCTATATATGTGCTAGTAATTTAATTAGGTCTAAAGACCCTATGAGTGAAGAAGCTGATTATTATTATAATTTAGTAAGCAATGCAGATAGAACAGGACTTGTAGATAGGCTTAATGCAGGGGAGTTTAAATTATCTTTTGAAGTAGATAACAAAGATTCACAAGGCTCTATAAGAACTATTACACAAGTAGGAACAATGTCACTTGTAGAAACAGCAGGAGAGTATTATGGTGAGCCTTATGATGTATTGAAAATAACTTGCACAACTTCAGGTGCTTATGGAGTAGCAAAATGTAAAGTAGAATATTATGGCAATGACAAATTGTATGGACAAGAATCCACAGACAATATAGTGACAGGTAGCTTAGATGATTGGGCAGGAATGGGTGGATTAAGAGTTAGATTTTCAGGTGCAGCTATGGTTGAAGATGATAAGTGGGAAATACCTGTAGTATCAGAAAACAGAAAAATTAGTAATGCTTCTACAGGAACAATTAACCTCAGTAGAAAAGGAAAAAGATTCTAATGGCAGTTACTTATACAAATAATTTTAATAATATAATGGACAAGCTGATGGAGATTGTAAAGGCAGAAATGCCAATACCTGTTGTGAAAGCAACCCTAGCTGACCCTTTATTAAAAGCAAATGAGTCTATAAGGATAATACCTAATGGCTCAACATTAACAGAGTATGCTTCATTTATGGAGCAAAGGGAATATAGTATAACAATACAATATGTGTTTCAAGATAAGAGAGAAAGCCACAACTTTTTAGACCATGTGATGAATAATTGCAGTAGGCTAGAGGCTCTTATACATGAAAATATCTCAATAACATTAGCTGATTCAACTACAGCATTTGACCTAAGAATGAATAATATGGAACTAGATGCAGAGATAGAAGATGAGGAAGGCTTTTATGTTGCTGAATATGACCTTAGTTGTCAACATATTGGTAATGTAGCATAGGAGCAAAATAAATGAAAATAATAGCAAATGAAAAATTAGGCAAATTCTCATCAGCAGGTATGCCATGTGATTCTGTAACATTTGGAAAATTACAAGATGGTCAAAGTGTAGATGTTACTGATGAAGTGGGTACAGAACTTATTGCAATGGGATTAGCAAGTGAAGTAAAATCAAAAAAAGTAACTAAGGAGAAAAAATAATGGCTATAAGTAAAGTAATCAGACCTGTAAGTGATGTCAAGGTTGGTATTAAAGGGGAAGGCTCATTTGGAAATGGTCTTGCTGATGATACAGCTTTTAGACAGTTGCCTATAGTTCAAGTACAAAAACCTACATTTAATACATTTAGAGAATCTAGATTGTTGTCAGGCAGAGGTTTAGTAAGACATAAAGATGACACAATAATAAACAACAGAGGTGGAACAGTAACAATGCCTTTTGAGTTTATTGCTACACCTAAACTACTTGCACAGCATTTGGCAGCTTGTTTACAAGAACATAGTGAATCAGGCACATATAAACACTTATATGAAGTTGGTGGTCAAGGCTCAGAAACTGGACAAATTGGTGGTACTGTTTCAAATAATATTCCTCATACATTCAATATTGCATACTATCCTCATGCTTCAGCAGGAACAAGAATAGTGGGTGCAATGGTATCAGACATGGCTATAAATTTAGACTATGGCACAAATGGGGGTCTGATGACAGTAAATGGTACTTACTACTCAGGATTCTCAAACCCAGTTGCTGGTGGCACAAAACTGGAAACAGATTTTAATGGGTCATGGGTAGCACCTGAAACAACTGGATACTATAACATTTGTGATATGTCTACAAAAACATTAGGTGTAGATGATGCTTCTGCAAATGATTTAGTGTTAAAATCACTTAGCTTTAACTTAGCAAATGGTGTGAACAGAGTAGGTCATAACAGTAATGGTGATGCTGAAATGTATGCTCTACCTGAATATGCTATTAGTGGTAGTATGTCTATCAAAATGGATGACAACTTTGACTACACAGCAGGAACTAATGTGATACAAGATTTTCTAGATGGTGATACTATGAAACTTAAAATCAACATTGGTGATGGCACACTTTCAAGTGTAGGTGAAGCTAATATAGTAGCAAACATTCAATATACTGGTGACCCAGCACAAGACTTAAGTGAAGGTGGTATTTTCCACAACTTATCTTTTGAGTGTGTAGATGCAGGAACAGGTGATGAAACTGAAGCCTTTCAGATTGAATTATTCAATGGTGAATCTCAATCAGCTTGGTAAAGATAATCTAGTTTAGTATATTAATATGCTAAATGGAGATTAAAATGACTAAAAACAGTAAAATAAAAGGTGAAAATGTTAAAGAAATAGCATTTGAAGTTAAGGATTTAAACCTTGATGAAAGAGTTAACTTTAATAAAGCAATTACTAATAATGGTAATTTAACAGGCATTCAATTTGGTGATTTTGTTGAAGCAGTAAGGCTAGGAACAAAATTGACAGATGATGAAATTAATGAATTTACTGACACAGAAATAATAGCTATTGCAAATAGGTGTTATGAAGTTGTCAATAAAAAAAAATTCAAGAAATAAATTTGATTGTCAATGTTTGGCTTTCAGTTAAAAGACCACCATTAGATAAAGTAAAAGAGTTTCCTTATAAGGCTTTAAATCCTGTAACACATCAGGAAGTTTTAATAGAAAGCAATGCTGAAATAGATAGGATACTAATGGATTGTTATGTAGAAGCTATAAATAAAGGTTATGATATAGGTGAAGCCTTATACAATCAACTATTTTTCTTTACTGACCCTATATATATTTATAATGAGGATTGTCAAAATCTGATAAAAAAATATGTATTTTGTGACAATTTTAACTGTCCACCTTACCCAAGTTTACAAGAAACACCTGCTGAATTAGTAGATAATTTTTTACTTATTAAAAAGGAACTTAGCAACCCAAACATGAAGGAAAAATAAATGGCAGGAAATAGATTTAAACAAGTCATAGAAGTTATAATGAAAGGAGCAGGTAAAACTGCTTCTGATTCCAAAAAGATACAAAAAAGTTTACAAGGTGTAGCTAAAGATGCTGCTAAGATAGGTGCTGCTTTTTATGCAGCTAAAGGTGGTATTAATGCTACAAATTCATTTGTGCAATCAGGACAACAAGTGCAGAATCTAATGCCTTCATTCAAAGCATTAGGCTCACAGATAGATATGACACAAGATGCTTTGAAAAAACTTAAAACTGCTACTGATGGTACTGTTAGCAGTATGGATTTAATGAAAATGGCTAACCAAGCAATGACATTAGGTGTTATTGGGTCAGAAGATGAAATGGCAAAGCTATTTGATACTGCACAAAGACTAGGTAAATCACTTGGAGTAGATACAAAAGATGCTGTTGATTCACTTGTAACAGGTATGGGTAGACAATCTATTATGATGCTTGACAACTTAGGTATTATAGTTGATACACAAAAAGCCTATGATGATTATGCAGAATCTATAGGTGTAACATCAAAAGAACTTACAGACCAACAGAAAAAAATAGCTTTCAACAATGCAGCTTTAGAAGCTGCTGAAGAAAAAGTTAGTGTTTTAGGTGATGAAAATAGAACAGCATCTGATGAGTTTGCTAGATTGTCAGCAACAGCAGCAGATTTTGGAGCAGCTATAGGTGAAAAGGTGTTGCCATTATTAGGAAAAGTTGCAGGTGCAGTAGCTACTGCAATAGAAAAAACATCAGAACTTTTTGGCTTAGAACTTGATACACCTAGAGAAGATAAAGACACAGAAAGTGATTTTGATAAAGGTAGAAAAAGATTTTTAGAAATTAAAACTATGAATGATGCAAGTATGCAACAAGCACATATTATAGATTTATTATCTAATGAATGGTCTGCTTTTGGAAATAATATTGATAAATCACAAGTTACAATGGAAGATTTGCAAGTTATATTTGATGGAACAGGTAAATCATTAAGAGATATGAAAATTGAATTAGATGCTCTAGGAAAAAGTCCTGAAGAATATGATAAAGATACAATCAAAGAAATAGTAACAGATAGTGAAAAATTAATGGCAACCTTAGCACTTGCACCTATAGGTGTGTTTAATAAATTTATGGGTGATATAGGGAAAAGTTCAGATGGAGCTGTTAATAAAATTACAAGTTTGGGTGATAAGGCTCTTGATGCTTTTACAGGTATTTTAGCACTTACTCCTGGAACTGATGTCTTTGTAGATTATGCTAGAACATTTAGTGCAAATGTAGATGTTACAACAGAAAAATTTAAAGAACAAATAGAAATAACACAAAAAGCAAAAAAAGAGCAAGAAGAACTTACTGCTTTAATGCAAGAATATGGTATAGGTGAATTTGGTGGACTAAATGTGACTTTGACAGCATATTCACAATGGGTAGAAGAACAAGAAAAGGCTATTGAGCAAGAACAATTACAATCAGAATGGAATCAAAAACTTATAGATGATAACAGAGAACTTGCAATGTCTATGGGCTTAGTAAGTGATGAACAAAAAACATTTGATGAATTATATAAAGAATTTGCAGACACACAACAAGAAGTATTAGACCAAAGACAAAGAGAACAAGATTTAATTGACAATCTTGTAGTTATGCAACCTGAATTAGCAGAGCAAATGGGTCTAATGCATTCAATGCAACTAGAAGAATTAGAAACAGAAAAAGAACTAGCAGAATTAAAAGAAAAAGCAGAAAAAGCAGATAAAGAGGCACATGAAAGCCAAATAAAAAGGCTAAAAGAAAAACAAAAAATGAATACTACAGCACTAGGAATAGCTTCTAATTTAATTGGATTGAATGAAAAAAATGCAAAAGCTGTTGGTGCTATACAAGCTGCACAAGCACTTGTAGATGCTTATTATGCAACACAAGTATCATTTAAACAAGCACAAGAAAATCCTATAACAATATCAAATCCTGCTTATCCATACATTGTAAGTGCTGCAACTTTAGCACAAGGATTGGCTACAGCAAATCAAGTAGCTAGTAGGGCTGCTGCTGAAGGTATGAATGAAATAGTCACAGAGCCTACTTTGATTTTAGCAGGTGAGGAAGGTGCAGAGTATGTTAACATAGAGCCTACACAAAATGAAGGTGAAGGAATGGGGAATGGTTCACAAATAATTTTTCAAGGAAATGTTTTAAGTAAAGACTTTATAGAGGATGAGGCTATACCTATGATAAGAGATGCTGTTAGGAGAGGTAGTGTTTTATCATGATAGATTTGCCTACAATATTTAAAAATGACATACAAGGAAACACAACCTATCTAACTCCACTTATTATAATAAATGATAGAATATATTTATCTACAAAAAAAATAAAATTTGATGACAATATATATATGCCTTTTTTAAAATCTATAGGCAATATAAGTGAGTCAGTAGATATTAATAGCAGAAAATTTAAAATATCAGATTCAACAATAACATTTTACAATTATAGATATGATAATAAAAATCTAATGGACAAACTTTTAGATGGTGAAATATTTAATAGCAAAATACAGGTTTTTTATAAATCACAAAATGCTAAATCTTTAAATGATTGTTTAAGAGTTTATTCAGGATATGTAAAAGATATTACAGAAAATAATGACACATTAAGAATTAGTTCAGAAGACCAAACTGAAATTACATTAGGTAAGGAAATCCCAAGGAAAAGAACAAGTGCATCTGAAGATTTGCCACAAAAACATAGGTCACAATATATTCCTATTGTATATGGCATTCTAGGGAAAGCACCTGTTGTATATGATTTACTGGAAGATGATAATGCAAATTTAAAAATTACAAGTGACACATATTATATAAGAGGTGTAGACAATTTAAAAATGTTTGACAATGATGCTTATGCAGATGTAAGAGAAGAAGCTAGACTATTTGATGGACAAGTAGATGGCACTATATTTAAAAAAATAACAAACAAGCAATGGGAAACTAAAGGTGATTATATTGTTATAGAAAAACATACTTACTCTGATAATATAGAAGATGAAAACACAATATTAACATCAGAAGGAAGGGAAGGGTCACCATTAGCCTTTGATATGGCTGAAATTAGGCAATATACATACTTAAATCACACTTCTAGCAGTCACCAACAGTATGTTAGATTAGATGGTGGTGATGATGAAACAGCTATTGTAAGTTTAACCTCATATAAAGATATGGATATAAGTTCAGGTGTGCCTGTTGGTAGCAATCCATCATTTAACACAAAAAGTGGTATATATATAGCTATGCCTCAAAGTTCTGTATTAGACAATGCCTTAGCAACTGAAGGTGGTGTTATACCTATAAAACAAAATAGAGAGTCTTTTGGTGAAGAAGGTGAATTTGAGAATTTGTTTGGCATTGTAAATTTTAATTTTGAAACACAAGAAAACTTTGTTGGTGCTAGTGATATTGTTACAACCTTGCTTGAAGATAATTTAGAAGATGAAAAAGATTTTCTAGGTATATGTACACCCAAAAATGGAACACAAAGTTGTTATGGTGCATCATCTGTTTTGGATGGATTTAGTGGTAATCCAATGTTTGCCCAACTTTATTGGCAATTAGAGGCAACAGACAGATTAGCTTTTCATATATCATATTCTGCTAATGAAGATTATGAAACTGAAGTAGATACATATTATAATATAAACAGGTATCACCCAAATAGTCAGCCTTATTTACCAGTCAATACTAAAAATGTTGCCCAAAACAGTTTTCAAATGGGTTTAAGAGTTTATGATGATGGAAATTGGGTTTTGCCTGATTCATTACATGGTGGCTATTATCTATATTTTTATTTCCAAAATTTGGCTGTTGAAAGAGTGGCAGTAGTAAAAGACTTTTCTAAGAAAAAATTATTTGCAACTGTAGTAGGAAGAATGGATAATTCAGATTTAAGATATACAACTAATCTTTCAACACAAACACCATATCAAGGCACACAATTAAATAATTCTATGCAAAGAACACTTACACCTGCAACTACTACACAGCAACAGGCAAGGAAAAAGAAATCACCTGTTAAAAAAGTTACTGCACCTAGTAAAAATATAAAAAAAACAAATAAAAGAGGTTATTAATGTCAAGATATTATCTTACTTGGGTGAAACATACAGATGGCACATATCAAGAAACCAATGAAGTTAATATATTTGGTAACAACCTCTTGGCTATAGTAAGAAAAGGTAGTGATTTATTAAATGAAAGTGATGCACAACAACTTAATTATGATGATTTCATAGATTACCAATCTAGAGATTTGCAAGATGCTGTTCTTGACACAGGATTAACAAAAATATATATACCAGCAGAAGGTGTGTCTTTAATGTTAGGAACAGGTAATATGTTAGGTGATAATTGGAATTTATTAGCTGAACATCCTGACTATGCATATGGTCAAAATGGTAGAGAACCTTACAATGATATAAGATTAATAAATAGCAATATAGCAGAAGATGTTGGTGATGATATATATCTAAAATGGAAACCAAATTTACTCAGTAACCCATTAGAAAATATTAATGATTGTTTTGGTGTTCCTTTTCATTTTAGGGTTACACCTTACACAAATAATTTAAATTATCAAAGTCAAACTATAGATGGCAATGACTTTATAGAAATACCAAATTCTGATGTTGTAGATTATTCTTTTGATGTGGACAATACTTATGTTAAATATGTAATTATAAATTTAAGATGTCAAGACTTGTTTAGTCCATATTACACAAACAATTTATGGGGTTATGGTATAGAAGGTTTTTCTGCAAATGTAAATGCAAGATGGATACAAGGTTTTAGAGATATAGCTGAGGGTAATAATGTTTATGTAGATGCTATTACAAATGGTATTAATTCCACAATATATGATGGTAATGTTAATATACAAGATATGACAGTAAACATTGAACAAAGTGCTTTAGAAAGTGGTTTTTCTTGTATGGGCATAGGAATGAGTTTAATAATGCATCATGCTGGTGAAGCAGATACTAATATGTGGTCAATAGGAGATTTTAATAAATCTGAAATTATAAATCAAGGATTTCAAGAAGGACACATTAACATTAAGACTAATTTACTTTATGAAAGTGATATTGGTAAAGATTTTAGTCCTATAGTAACAAGTGTAAATTCATTTACAAATAACATACCTGTTGGACAATCTGCAAATGGTGACATAACTATATTTTTTGAAAATTATAGTGAAATAGCAGAAATTATTATATTTGACAACACAGATTTTTCTTTAGAAGGCACACCAAGTGATTCAGTCCAAGATTTAACAGATGAATTAGATAGTATTGGGTTTAACTATATTGATAATAGTGCTAACTATGGCTCTGTAGAGATAGGCTCACAAGACTCTTTGCAAGAAACACCTTTTGGTGCTTCTTTTCAAGCAGAAAGCAATAGTTCTATTACAATACCTTTTACATATACAGCACATAGTATAGGACAAGACTCATTTACAATTTATGTAAAACTACTTAATGTAATTTTAGATGATAATGGTGACATTTTTGAAACAGAGTATATTTGGTATGAATTAGCTAACATTAATGCAAATTGTGTGGATGCAGATTTAGAAGATGAAGAAGATTATGTTATAGATGACAATGAAGAAGATGAAAATTTTGACAACCCTGCTGTAGATGATGACTATGAGCCAGACCCTGACAGAACTATAATACAAAACCCTATTGGGATTATGTTTCATTTAGCTGAACAAGAATTAGGATATAAAAAAGGGATAGATGCTGAAAAAATAGATGAAGCTAGAATTAACCATGATAATTGGAGAATGGATTTTTCAGTTAATGATGTAATTGAAGGTAAAGATTTATTTAATCAAATCTCACAATCATGCAAATCTATACCTGTGTTTTCAAATGACAAATTTTCTTTTTTTAATTTAAAAAACACATATAGAGGTGGCACAGAATATTATACTGATGGCACAAAAGAAAACATAATAACAATTAAAGAAAAAGATGTAATTAACTATCAATTTACAAGAACAGATATAGAGAACATTGCAACTAAAATAGATTACAGATATTATTTTGATTATGGTTTAGAAACTTATGTAGAGGCACATGAAATAGATGCAAATGACATATATAAATATCATGTATCTACAACATATGGCAAATTATTAAACTTTGACCCACTTGATTCTAATAATTATGTTAATTATTATGGTTTAAAATATGATGAGCCTAACACACCTAATCACATAGACACTACTAAAATTTTTGAAGATGCATATATAATCCACAATCAAACAGCTTTAAAAAATGCTAATTTTATGTTAGGATGGTATTATAATGTACATAATCAAATAAGTTTAACTTTACCTTTAAAGTATTACAATTTAGAACTAGGTGACTTATTAGAATTTGACAAAATGTTGTTAGGTAAAAAAATATATGGAGAAAAATATGTTTTAGACACAATGGAAGATATGCCTATAAGATGTGGTCAATATATTTTACCTTTGTTTATTATAAATAGTATAAAAAAAGATTTAAATAAAGTAGAAATAGAGGCAACACAACTACATCATATTGGCTCAGAACATCTAAATTATAAAGGTCAAATTTACCCACCAGTAAAAGAAGTTTTAAATGGGGCAGATGGTGGGCTATTTGGAGATATTAATGGAGATGGGCAAGTAGATATTAATGATTTAATAATGTTAAGTGATTTAGTTTTAAGTGAAGCTGAATACAACCCTGTAGCAGATTTAGATGGAGATGGAGTTGTTTCAGTACAAGATTTAGTTGAGTGGGTTGATATGTTTTTTGCTGAAAATCAAAGGTCTAGTGAGCCTAATGCAACAAATGCTAGTATTAATTATGGTAATGGCTCTGTATTTTGCAAAAGCAATGGAGAAATAGCTGCATTTGAGATGACATTTAATGGAAGTTTTAAAGGTGTAAATTGCTTAGGTGATGGTTGGCAAATGAAAATTAGAAACAATAAAATGTTAATATGGAGCAATGGGAGGACACCTCTATCTGAAAGGCTTTTTAATTATATAGGTGAATTAGAAATAACAAGTGTCAAATTTGTAAATTGGAATAAAGAAATTTATTATCCTAATTACAGAACTTTGAACAGAAACTTTTGGAAAAGAAGCACAAATAATTGGAACTCAGATGGAAGAAAACCTGAAGAAATAGAAGATATAAAACTTATACATAAAAAAATAGCAAAGACTAAAGTTTAGGAGAAACAATGGCTAGAAGAACAATAGGAAAACCAATGTTTTTAGCAGACATACCAAGTTATATCAAGCTAAAAATGCAACATCAAGCTATAAGTGATGGAATTATAGATAACATAACACAAGAAGTTCCACAAACAGACTCTGTTTGGAATCTTGACCCTGTAGCATTGCAATCATTTCCTATTACTGGTGATATAAATAAACAATCTTTTGCATTTTACTTTGACTATCAAAATCCTAATATTGTAGGTGATAATTATCTGCAAGAAATTCATCATTTAGTTAGTCATATAACACAATCTGAAACAACAGGTCTGTATGGTGGAATATTAGGACACAATTTGCTAAACATAAAAGATTCATTTGGTGAAAACTTGCTATCTGTTAAATTTAATCTTTTAGACACAGCAGGACAGGCTCAAATACAAAATGATGAAGAAGAAATTGTAAATTACAGTTCTCAAATGGCAGAATATAATGGCTATTCATTGTGGAAAATAAATAATTTTTCTGCAAATGTAACAAATACAAATAGAGCAAAAATAGGTTTACTTTTTGAAACTAGTGGTGCAAATTTTCTTCAAAATTTTCAAACACAATCAATAGACATAGGTAGTATAACTTTTGGCAGATGGTTTTTACCTGAACATAGTTTTGATATACAGGCAACAATTATAAAAGAAAATGATGGTATAAAAAGAAAAAAAACTATAGGTGGCAACACTATAACTAATGTGAATTTCTTAGGCTCAGAGTCATGGGGTGACTTACCTGCTTGGACACTAGGCAAACAAAAAAATGCAGATTATAAAACTGTAGGACAAACAGGAAGAAGAAGCTGGAAAGTTAGCTTAAGCTATATACAAGATGATAATATGTTTACAAAACACACTAATGAAAACCAATTTTTTGATTATGATATTGATACTGATACATACACATTTGATTCAAGTCTAGGTAGTTTTTTTGGATTGACTTTTGATGGACAAATTCCATTCCTCTTTTGTCCTGATAATAATGCTGAAAATCTAGAATTTGCAAAATGTGTAATAACTAATAAGCCTACCTTCAAGCAAGTTGCCAACAACTTGTTTTCAACTTCCTTAGTTCTTACTGAGGTCTTTTAAATACAATCAACATACAGCAACAAAAGAGGCTCTTAATTGAGCCTTTTTTGTATATATTATATATTTATTATAATTATTTCTCCTCTATAAATAAAAATAAATTATAAAAATGTTTGGAAAAGTTATATAAACTATATTAACTTAGGTTAAGGTTGAAGGTTAAAAAATAATAGGAGATTAAAATGGAAAAAGCAATATATGAAATAGAGATAGATGGAAAACAAGAAAAGTTGTGTGAAAGTGAATTTAAGAAATTAATTAAAGCAAAAAATCAAGGCTTTATTTTTGAGGTAAGCAGATGGGGTCATATATATCTATATTTAGATATAGAGGATTTCAATCCCAGAAGTAGCTGGAACAGGTTTGTAACTTTAGCAGAAGCTAAAAGATTTGCTATTAATAATGCAGAAGTAAATGGAAATAGAATGCATTTTAATTGGGATATAAGAAATAATGTGAATCTGTGCAGCATATGGGAAGACTTTCAAAGTGAATATGATGGTGAGTTGGAGGATTTGCCTAATGGATTATTAAAAAAGTTTTCTAAGTATATATATTAAATCCTACTGATGAAGCACCCCTCTTTGAGGGGTGCAGTAACCCAAGTGGTCTAGGAAACAAGGTTAAGATTAAATAAACAAGGAGATTAAAATGATAGAATTGAAAATAAAAGAATTATGGGCAAAAGGGGAAATTTCACATTTAGGTGATATGCCTGATGATGCTGATATGCAAACATTAAAAGTATTTGCAGACTTAGAAGATGTCCTGAAATGTAAACAAATTAACTGGAATCATTATTGGGATAGAATTAATTGGAACAAATTATTAAATAAATAAAGAAGGAAAACTTGTATGGCTCACACAAGGCTTTTGACTAGGAAAACTTGCAAGGGTGGAAAGGCAAAAGTGAGCCAAAAATTTAGAAACAAAAGGAGAAGTGAAATGACAGAAGCTATGTTTGATTTGTTATACATAATGAGAGAGGTTTGTTATATAATTTTAATTATAATGCTATGGTTTGTTAGTGTTAAATACTTAAGGAGTGATAAATGAAAAATTTAAGATTTATGGTTTTAGGCTATTTAATAGCTTTTTGTTTAAATGGGTGTGATTTAGGTATAACAAATTCTAATAATGAAATAGATATGCCTTTTGAAACTAATTGTAGTGGTTTAGGCTCAAATTACTTAAACCCTTTATATGTTAAAATAGTAGAATAGGAGAAGTTAAAAATGAATTATTACACAAAAAGAGATATAAAAGATGCAGTTTGGTTTGTTTTAATGATAGTAGTATTTTATCTAAATCTAGTGGTTTGGAGCATTTAAGGGGGGTTTTATGAGCAGTTTTTACATGAGGGTAGATGAACATACACCATTGCTATTAAAAGCAATAATTAAGTATAGTCCATTTAAGCAAAGTTATTATGCAGAGCAGTTAGGTATAAAACCTAGTAACTTATCAGCATATTTAAGTGGTAAGAAAAAAATGAGTAAAGAGTTTTGTAAAGAATTGTTGGAACTTTTAGGGTTTAATCCTGAAAGTCCATACATAATAATAAACAAAGATAAGTTAGTTAATTACTAAAAAGGAGAAGTTATGCCAGTAAAAATACATGGTAAAGATTATACAACTTGTGCTGAGAGATTAGCAACATTTCATGAGAGATTCAAAGATAATAAGAAGTCTATAATAACTGAGATAATACAATTCAAAGATGGTATTGTGGTTATAAAGGCAGCAGTTAAGGTAGATGAGGATGTGTATGTTGGTCATGCATATGAAGAAATAGGCTCAACACAAATAAACACTACATCTGCCCTAGAAAATTGTGAAACAAGTGCTTTGGCAAGAGCATTAAAGTTTTGTTTAGGTGATGTTGATATATCAAATGAAATTGCTAGTGCTGAAGAAGTAGCAACTGCTATTAATAAGCAAGAGGGTGGTTATAAAATGAAAACACCTGATGGTGAAAAAAGACAAATGATTGGTGAAGCTACAGAAAAACAGATTGGCTATATTAAGAAGTTAAATGCTGAGAAAGGTTTGTTTACTGATGATAAATTAGAAGTTGAGATGATGAACTTAAGTAAGCAAAGAGCAAGTGAACTTATTGAAGCATTGCAAAATACTGATAATAGTGTTGATGATGATGATGAAGTTAAAGCAGTTAAAGTTGGTGAAGTTAAACCTGAAGAAATACCATTTTAGGAGGTTATATGGACTATCAAAGTGAATGTTGTGGAGCAGATACAATAACTGAGTTGAATTATCATAGTGATTTAAATATTACTACTGGAATATGTTCTACTTGCAAAGAGCATTGTAATTTTCATAAACAAGGAGATGACCATGAATCAGGCATTGTATAATAGGTTTGAGTATGGAAAGATTGCAGAAGATGCTTTTAAAAAGTTTTGTGAATATCATAAAATAACTTGTGTGCAGTTTGGGATTACAGACTTACCAAATGGTGAAAAATTACAACCTGAAGTAAGTTTTAAAATACCTAAAATAATACAATGTTCACCTGATTTTTGGATTGTAAAAAATGAATTTAATTTTGTTGAGTGTAAGATGGCAGACAAAAAAACTGGCTCTCATGTCAAAATAAAAAGCAAAGACTTAGAGTGTTACAAACAATGGTCAAATATTGCTGGTTTGCTGTTTTACATTCACAATCCAATGTATAAAGAATCATATTTGATAAAGATAGCTGATATAGAGAACATTATATTATCAGGTAATTGCAAAGAAGGTGTTTATGAAGAAAACAATAAACATTTTTATGAGATTACAATGGATGACATAAGAAACTATGGTAAAGAAGTATAGTTATTGTTAAGTTAAAAGGTTAAGGAAAAGGAGATTAATATGGCTAAAAGGTTTTTAGATAGTAGTTTGTTTGAAAAGAGGTGGTTTAGAAAATTACCATCTAACATAAAATTATTTTATTTTTATATGTTAACTAAATGTGACCATGCAGGTATGTATGATGTTGACTTAGAACTTGCAGAGTTTCAGATTGGTATGGAAATAAATAAAGATAATATACTAAAATATATTGGTGAGCATATAGAAATAATAAAAGATGACAAATGGTTTATAAAAAAATTCCCTGAATTTCAGTATGGTGTGTTAAATCCAAAAGTAAAGGCTCATGCTAGTGTCATAAAAATATTAGAAAAAAATAACTGTTTGAAAGGGTTTAGTAACTCTTTGCAAAGAGTACAAGATAAAGATAAAGATAAGGTTAAGAATAAGAAAAAGGAGAATAAGGTGGAATTACATGAGATATTAGATTTAAAACAAGATGATAACAGACTAGAGATAAGAAGAATTAAGTTTATTAATGAATTGAACAAAGAGTTTCATACTAAGTACACAAAAGAGTTAAGAAGGGCATTTTTTGATTATTGGACAGAGCCTAATAAAAGCAAGACCAAGATGAGATTTGAGTTAGAAAAAACATGGGATACTGGCAGAAGGTTAGCAAGATGGGCAAATAATTCTTTTAATAAACAAGAAGATATTAGAAGTTATGATAGTGATGCTGAATTTAAAAAAAGTCAGCAATTAAAAAAGAAGATGGATGAAGTTGCTAAAGATGCAGCAGACCCTGATGACATAAAACAAATATTAGGAGTATAATATGCTAGATAACATAATTAAAAAATTAGCCATCATACTTGCATTATGTGGTGCTATTGGTAGTGTTTTATATTTTACTGACTTAGGTGCTTTTCTTAAAGGTGAAGCTGAAGAAAAAGTAAAGCAGAAAGTAGAAGAATTTAAAAAAGATGTAAAAGAAAAGCTGGATACTAAAAAAGAAGAAGTAGAGGTAGAGGTAGAAAAAGTAGAAGAAAAGATAGAAGATGTGAAGGTGCAGGTTGAGGATAAAATTAATGATTTAAAAAAGATTAAATTGGAAAATATTATAAAATGATTAGGAAAGAACTAGGATTTATTTATATTGTTAATGGGAGAAGTTTTACAACTATGAAGGAAGCAGAAGAATATGCCAAACAAGAAAGCAAAATACAGAAAGCAGATGAGAAAGAAAAAAAACATTGCAATAAAGAAATATAAAAGAAGCAAGAAGAAATAGATATGAGGGCAGCATTAACCTTAACCTTTCAAATCCCACACTCTCAATGGGTTTGATTCTCCTATGTTGCCCTCAGAAAAAAAATGTAGAAAGTGCAATAAAGTTCAAGACAAGAAAGAGTTTTATGTTATTTATTCAGGCTATAAATACAACACTTGTAAAAGCTGTTATAAAAAAATGAACACAAAAAAATATAAGGAGATTAAAGATAGGAAAAAAAAGTTCAAGCTGTGGTAAGTGGGAAAGCCTAGAAATTAATGATAAAATTTATAGTAGAAATGCTGTAGATAAATGGCATTGGTCTAAAAAGCAAAGAATAAAACACCAGTATCAATTCCAAATAAGACATATAATGAATGAGAATAATATAGAGCCTACATCTGAAAAGTGTCAGTTAAAGATTATTGTTTATTTAAAAAGAAAGTATGATATTGACAATGTTTGGGGTGGAATAAAAGGTTTTTTAGATGCTTTATGTATAGAAAGATTTATACATGATGATAGTGCTAAGTGGTTAGATATAGTAAGTTTAAAACAAGAAAAAGCTAGTAAATTTAAGATTTTAGTAGAAAGAAAGGTACTTTCCTAGTTATACTACACCTATGGCTAGACCTAAAAAATATGATATTGATACAAAGCAAGTAGTTAAGTTAGCTTCCTATGGTTGCACTATAAGAGAAGTGGCTAATTTTTTTGGATGCTCTGAAGATTTAATTAAAAAGAGTTATTCCCAATTTATTACAAAAGGGAAAGATGAAGGAAAAATAAGATTAAGAAAACTGCAATGGACAGCTGCTGAAAAAGGAAATGTTCCTATGCTTATATGGTTAGGTAAACAAGTATTAGGACAAACAGACAAACAAGAACTGACAGAAGTAAAACCTATAGATGAAATAGTATTTGATGGCATCTAGCTTAACATTACACAAAGAAGATTATTTTCCACACCAATGGGATTTCATAAAAAGTGGCTTTGTTGGTGAAAATAAAGATAAGTCTATAGTGGCAATGGTAGCTGGAGTAGGAAGTGGAAAAACATGGTCATTCCTGAGAAAAACATTTATCAACCACATATCAAGAAAGAACAAAGATGGCATAAGTAATGGTTGGATTATCTACCCTACATACTCTTTAGCAGAAGAAGTATTTATACCACCATTTTTAGATATACTGACAAGCAAAGGAATCCCTTATGATTACAATGTATCCAAACACACTATAAAAACTGCTTATGGAAATATAAAAATATTTCAAATGGTTAAGCCACAATCTATAGTAGGGGTCAGCTTAAGCTACTGTGGATTTGATGAATATGACATTAATAGTGAAAAATATTGTGAATTAGCATTTAATAAAGCTGTAGGTAGAATGAGAGATTGTGAAAACCCTGAGATATATATATGCACAACACCTGAAGGAATGAAATATACCTACACCTTAATGGTAGAAAAAGATGATGATAATAAATTTTTAGTTAGGGGAAAAACTACAGATAATGTATATTTGCCTAAGACTTATCTTAAATTATTAGAAGATAACTATGATGAAAAACTTTTAAAGGCTTACAGAGATGGTCAATTTGTTAACTTACAACAAGGTCAAACATACTACCAGTTCAACAGAGATGAAAATGTTCAGACAGTTCAATACAACAGAGCATTACCTGTTAGACTGGGAATTGACTGGAATGTTGACCCTGAATGTGCAGTCTTATTTCAACTTTATGAAAGACAACCCCAAATAAGAGTTTTTGATTGTATAGCCTTAACACATGGTGGTAGTGGTGACCTACTCACAGAAAGAATGGTTAATACAATTAAGAATAAATACCCAAATAGTGAATATGTAGCATATCCTGATGCAACTGGACATAAAAGAGGCTCTAGTGCAATGTATAGTGATATTGACTTATTAGTTAAGGGTGGATTTAAAGTAAAAGCAATGAAAACAAATCCACTTGTTATTGACAGAGTTAATGCAGTAAACAAAGCACTTCAAGGTAATCTTGTTATTGACCCTAGTTGTAAAGACTTAATTCAGGATTTAGAAAAAACATCAAACAAAGAAGGAACTAGAGAAATAGACAAGAGTAACAAAAACTTAACACATATGTCTGATGCACTAGGATATGCAGTACATTGGGAATTACCAATAATTAAACCAACATTGGGGAGCATAAGAAGGATATGATACCAAACATAAGTGAACTATTAGTATTAAATGCTAAGTATGATGCAAGTCAAAAAAGAAAAGATATGTGGAAGTCAGCAAGGTTAGATGCCTTAGAGTATTACAAAGGTAGAAGTTTGCCTTATACAATGGAATATTTTGATTTAACATTGTTTGACAAAGTACCTGCTGCAAACATTAATGTGACTAAAAGAATTATAGATAGAATATCATTAGTGTATATGAAGCCACCTAAAAGAATTTATACTAAAGAAGAAACACCATTACTATTTCATCATAAAGACTTTAAGATGCAAAGAGCAGAAAGAATGACTAACTTGCTTGATGGTGTGCTTATCAAAGTTTGTATGAGATATAATGATAAGAATGAGCAGAAAATTGAGTATGATATTATACATGATTATGAGCCTATGTTTGGTGATGACCCATTAACTCCAATAGCATTTACTTATCCTATAGCTACAAAAGATACAGTAGTTGATGATACAGCAAAGCTATATGTGTACTGGGATAAAGATAACACATTTACTTATGATGAGAATGGTAAGATATATACAGATGAAGATAATCCTGATATGATTAATCCATATGGTGTATTGCCTTTTGTTGAGTGCTGGAGAGATGGAAAACCTGAGTCTAGTTATATGGACACAGACCCATCTACTGATTTAATACAAACAAATACTATGATTAATGTTGCAGAAACAAATAAAAATGCAAACATCATGTTTCAATCATTTGGCTATATCTATGTTAATGGCTCACAGATAGAAAAAGATAGTATGGAAGTAGGAGCAGACAAAATTTCTTTTTTAGGAATTGATGGTCAAATGAACATTGTAACACCACCTAACACAGTAGATTCTATAACATCATCAATCACAACAGCTTACAAGATGTTAGCACAGAACTACCATATAGATATAAACTTTGTAGAAGGAACTACAGCACAATCAGGTGTTGCTCTCAAGCTAAGAAACCAAGAACTGCAAGATGAAAGAATATCAGATGTTATTAAGTGGAGAGAAGTAGAAAAGAAAATATTTGAACTTGAAAGACTTATAATGGCTGTAGATTTTGGAAAAGATGCAGGTGAGTTAGAACAAATTGACTTTGAAGAAACTATGGAAGTATTAAGTGACCAAGAGCAAAGAGATAAATGGGAATGGGAGTTATCTAATGGACTTATAGACAGAGCAGATATACTTATGCAGAAAGACCCTGATAGATTCCCTGATAGAGATACTGCTGAAGATTACTTATTTGAAAGAAGTGATGCAGACTTAGCAGATGATGATGAAGAAGTAGAAGAAGAAAACACATTACTATCACAATTAACTAGACCTGTATAATGGCAGAATATCAAGGCAGAAAAGTAACACTAGACAAACCTACTAGAATCACTAAAGGTCAAGCAGGATATGGAAGAAAGAAGTTCCAAGTCTATGTTAAAGATGGTGACAAAGTTAAAAAGGTAATGTTTGGTGACCCTAACTTAACTATAAAAAGATTTTCAGATGAAAAAAGAAGAAGTTTTAGAGCAAGACATAAGTGTGATTCTAACAAACCTACAGACAAAACAAAGGCTAGATACTGGTCATGTAAGTTTTGGCAATCAAGAAAGTCAGTATCTGATTTATTAAGTGGGAGTTGATGGCTTAGTGTCAGACCAATTATTTATAGAACAAAATGCAGAAACTATTGCAGATATTATTCTTGAAGTTCAAGAGAGAACTATAGCAGAACTTTATGCACTAAAAGGTAACAAATCAGCAGAAGAATTTATAAGATTTATAGAAAGACTTAATGTTGAGGAAGTAATATTTGCAAAGGCTGAAAATGCTATAACTATATTTGAAAACTCTCATGCAGGTATGCTACAATCTATACAAGGCTTTTCTGACCTATCAGAAGAAACACTACAAGCACTTGTAAACTATAACACAAACTCTTTATTGTCACAACTAGATAATATGGCTCAAGTAGTTAAAAGAGAAGTAATAAATGGCATTATTGCTGGGTCACCAACACAATTTGTATTAGAAAAAGTTAGAGGTCAAGGTGCATTGAGCAGAGGACAGCTTTTAACACTTATTAACACATCAATGAATGAGTATAGTAGAAATGTTACTAAGCTAATGATAGATAAAATGCCTGATGAAACTAAATATGTCTATATTGGTGCATTAGATGAAAAAACAAGACCAATATGTTTACAGATGATGTCAGCAGACAAATTAACAAGGGCTGAAATAGAAGCAAGATTTGGTAGCAAAGTATTTACAGAAGGTGGAGGATATAATTGCAGACACAAATGGGAAATATCTGTGCAGGATAAGTTTGGACATGACCCTCAAGGTGCTAAGAAAAGACTGGAGGACTTAGACTAATGGCAGCACCTTTAATAGCTATAGTAGGAAAATTGTTCACAAAAAAAAGGCTACAGCAAATGGCACTTAATAGAGCCATTAAAAAAATGTTTCAAAGAACACCTGACCCTGACATACCAATATCAAACATTACAAAAGGAAAGGTAAAAGCTACAGGTGAGCCTATTAACTTTCCTAGTCCATTATTTAATAATAAATTCTTTAAAAAATTAGGTGATAATTTAGTAAACCAGTACAGACATCACATATTTAATAAATCAAACCCTAAAGATGCTTATGGTAACCCATTTAAACAACCTTATTCAAAAGGATATGAAAAATCTAAAAAGTCAGGTAGAATGAGAAGGCAAGATAGTAGTTATGCAGGTTCTTATGCACCTTATCTAACAGGTGACCTATCAAGAGATTTAGGGCATAGTGTAGATGCTAAAAGAAACACTATTTATTTAGGTTGGAATGCTCATGCCAACAAAATAGATTGGCTTAAGAAAAATGGTAGAGTATTAACAGATGGTAACTATCCATTGCCTAAAAGTGTTGTAGATAAAGCAATGAAGATAATGAACAATGAATTAAAGAAAACAATGCCAAAAGGCAAACACAAAATAAAAATTACAGCTAAAGTTAGTTCTGGAATAAGTCAAAAGACAAAAAAATAAATATAGCATAAGTGTTATTTTTAAATATATTATGGTGACAGATTTTTAATCAATTACTCACAAAAGAGGTTACAAATGGAAGATAAAACAACTCATACTGAAGCAAATCAGGTCAAACAACCTAGCACAGAAGCTAGTCAAAACAATGTATCAGATGGTATTCCTAAAGCTAGATTTGATGAAGTCAACAATAAGTATAAAGACATGACTACACAAAATCAAGAATTACAGGCTCAATTAGACAAGATTAAGGCAGACCAAGAAGCAACTAGGCAGAAGCAGTTAGAAAAGCAGGGTGAATATAAGACACTTCTTGATGAAGCTAACCTTAAACTTGAAAAGGCTCAGGCAGATGTTAAGGCATGGAGTGATTACAGAACAAATAAGAGAAATACTCTTATGGAGCAATTAACTGATGATTCTGACAAATCTATTGCAGATGGCTTATCACTTGACAAATTGGAGTTGTATGTTAATAAAGTAACTAAAGTAAATACTCTCCCAACTAATACAAGTAGGGCAGGAAACACACCACAAGGTGAGTTTAATGGATATAGTTCAATACAAGAGTTTGCAATGAAAGACCCTCAAGGTGCTGAAAAATATTTAGAGCAAAATACTGAAGGTTACATTAAGTAATTTAATAATATAGCTTTAAATAGCAGCACATTCAAAATGAAGGCTATTTGGCAGTTGAAAGAATGTGTAACATAAAGGACTGAAAAATGGCAAATACAGATGTAGGTGTTGCAGCAGGTGGTTTAGGAAAAACCATTGCAGCAGCAATAGTTCAATTTAATAAAGCAGCAGTTACTCCTTCTACTATCTCAATGGTAGCAGCACAAAAAGGAAGTAATGTTGTACAATTCCCAGTTTATAGCAAATTAGGTGTTTCAGATGTTACTAATGAAGCAACAGGTGATGAAGATACAGAAGTAGCAGCAACAAGTATTACAACTGCTGCAACTAATGTAGAGATATTAAGAAATCACATTAATGCTAGAGTTACTGACTTAGCAGCACATGGTAATGCAGATGCCTTAATGATAAATGCAGGACAAGTTCTAGGTAATGCAGTAGCAGCAGAATTTGATGCAAACATTTGTGCATTATTTGATGGATTTGCAACAAGCAAAGGAAGTGATGATGGTCTAAGGTTTTTAGATATAATGGATGCAGTAGCTTCTTTGGAAACTAATGATGCTCCTAGACCTTATGCAGCAGTTTTACATCCACAACAAATGTATGGCTCTTTTGGTCTATCTAATGAATTAGCAACCACAGCAACAAATTCTAGTGTTGGTGCATTTGCACATGGTGGTGCTGGATTTGTAGGTGACCAATTCTATAGAGCAGGTTTTGTTACTAGCATAGCAGGTATTGACTTCTTCACTTCACCACAAGTAATTGATGGTGATACAGGTAGAAAGAAAGGTGCTATCTACTCTAAAACTGCTTTAGGTGCAGGTTACATGGACTTTGGTGCAGGTAACTTCATAGAGTTAAGAACTGAAAGAAATGAGTTAGGTGCTTCTACTAATTTAGTTGCTAATGGATATTGGGCAGCTTCTGAGTTAGTTGATTTACATGGTGTAGAAATACATACTGAAATCTCATAATAAATAAAGGTAAGGGTGGTGTAAAAGCCACCCTTTCACTTCTTATGACAGATAAAAAAGATATAGGAAATTTAAATAATAAAGAATTTGGGTGTGAACTTGACCCTGATAAAAAGTTAAAACTTGTAAGAGATGATGAGAAAGGTCAACAAGCATACTACAAGGGAAAGAAAATTAAATATATGGATTATATGCAAGAAGTAACAGATAGAATTGTTAGAAACAAAAAAGGCAAAGGTGCTGACAATATTGGTATGTTTGGTGGTGTAAGTTTTGATAAAAATGGAAATATTATTTAAGGAGAATAAAAATGGCAGAATCTAAAAAGAAAGAAGTAAAGAAAGAAGTAAAGAAAGAAGTAAAAGTAAGTGGGTATGAAATTAAAAAGCCTAATGGTAATGTAATAAAAAGAGATTTCTTATCAAGTGTTGAAATAAAAATGTATGAATCAAAAGGTTGCAAAGTGGAGGCTATTTAATTATGATTATATTTTCACCAATAACAACAGAAGCTGCTTTAGGCACAGATGATGCAGGGTCATCTAATGTAGGCTCAAGTGAATTTGTAAGGCTTTATAATTCAGCAGGAGCAGGTACAGAGCATTTAGTAACATTAAACAAAGCAGATGGCACAGATATTGGCACTTTTAGCTTAGAAGGACTAGATACTGTAATAATAAGAAAAGCATCTACTGATAAAATATTTGCAGCAAATGCTGCAGTTAAGGCTTGTGGTGTTACTATTATATCAGATGCACAACCTAAAAAATATTCTGTATCAGCTAGTTAATGTCACTTATAGATAACATTAAAATATCAGAAGGTTTTAGGTCTAAAGTGTATAAATGCACAGAAGGCTATGACACAATAGGTTATGGATTTGCTATAAAAGATTTAGAACTTGATGAAGATATTTGTGATATGATATTAGAAAGGAAGGTAGCTAAATTAGTTGAAAGGCTAGAAAAGAACTTACCATACCTTCCCAGTTTACCAAAAGATGCACAAGATGTCCTAATAGAGATGGCTTACCAAATGGGTGTTTCAGGCTTACTTAAATTCAAGAAAACACTTATGTATGTAGAAAGTAAAGACTACAAAGATGCAAGTGTGGAGATGTTGGATAGCAGATGGGCTAAACAAACACCAAACAGAGCAAAGAAGCTATCTGATATAATGGCTAGTGCAGGATAGACTAGCTTGTCCAAATTGCTTTAGTATACAACTCCACAAGAGTGGTATAGAACATGGTAAGCAAAGATATAGATGTAAGAGATGTAAAAGCAGAACAGTATTTCCACTAAGGGAAGCAGAGTTAGAAGTTGTTAGAGAAAATGTAAGATACAAAAAACAACAACAAAAGGCTCAAGACATAAACAGGGTTGAAAGAAAAGCCTTTAGGGAATTTGCAAGAATTGAAAATGCTGTAGTAGAATACAGCAAAGAATTAAAACAGCTTTTTGAAAATTATAAACTACACACAGAAACTAAGAAGCATAGAGGTGGTAGCAAAGCAGTAGGTGTAATACAATTTAGTGATGTACACTTCAATGAGTTAGTAGACATACAAGGAAACAAGTATGATTTTGAAGTTGCCTCTAAAAGATGCAAGTATTTTGTTAGCCAAGCTAAGAAATACTTCAAGATGGCTAAAATAAAGAGCATAGTGGTGGCATTTACAGGAGATTTACTAAATTCTGATAGAAGGTTAGATGAACTGCTAAATCAAGCTACAAACAGGGCTAAGGCTACTTTTTTATCAGTTGACATTATGCAACAAGTTTTAATGGATTTAAATCAAGACTTTAATGTTTCAGTTGCAAGTGTGGTAGGGAATGAAGGTAGAGCAAATAAAGAATTAGGTTGGAGTGATGCAGTAGCTACAGATAACTATGACTACACTATATACAACTGCCTTAGATATTTATTTAAAGATAGCAATATTACTTTTATTGATGGTGACCCTAGTGAGTTAGTTGTAAATGTAGCAGGACAAAACTTGTTAATGTTACATGGACATGGAGGACTTAGAGGTGGTATAGAGAAAGCTATAAATCAAATTATGGGTAGATATTCAATAAAGGGAATAAATATAGATTATGCAATATTTGGTCATGTTCATTCTGCTAGAGTAGGAGATAATTATGGAAGAAGTTCAAGCATGGTAGGTGCTAATGATTACTCTGAAAAAGCATTAAATTTAACAGGCAGGGCAAGTCAAAATTGCTATGTGTTTTATGAGAATGGCAATAGAGATGGAATAAAAATTGATTTACAAAATACAGATTGTGAAGGATATAAAATTGATAAAGAATTGGAAGCATATAATGCAAAATCAGCACACAAGACTAACAAACATGAAACAATCATAAAAATAGTTGTTTGACTCCTCCTTTTTTCTGTGAATGTGTTATGTGCTTCCCAAAGGATTAAAATGATAGATACTTTAAAAACAACAACAGCAGGTACAGGTGCAATGATAGTAACTTGGATGGAGTGGCTACCAGTTGCAGTAAGAGTATTAGTAGGGGTTGCTACTTTTTTTTATATATGTGTAAAAATATATAAGCTACTTGAAAAATAATGGAAAATTTTCTAGTAATCCTTGAGCAGTATGGGATTCCAATATGTGTTGCAATAGCATTTGGATTTTTTATTTGGAAACAAAATAAGTTTATACAAGATGAACTTATGGAGGATTTAGAAGAAAGGTTTAAAAGATTAGAAGGAATATTAATTAAATTAATTGACCAACAAAAGAAAATGCAGATAGAGCAGAAAGGAATAGAGAAAAGTTATGAAGGTTTAGTTAGTATTATATCTAAGCTAATGAGTAAGAATGGTGGCAATGGATTTAAAAGCAAGTTAGAAAAGTTTTTAAAAGATAATTAATGATAAGTATAAAAGATAGGAAAGAATTAAATAGGTTAAGACAAGAAGTAGATGTAAAGATAAATAGTTTTGGTTTGAGATTAAGAAGATTAGAAAATGAAATACTAATGTTAAAAACACAAAACAATGAAATTAAAAATTTAATTAAAGGAGAAGAATGATATGGATTGGTTAGCAATGACTTTAGGAGCAAGTGGTGGTGGTGCAGTATTATGGATTTTAAAAAAGATACCTAATGAAAAAATATGTGCAGTAGTAGAAGGTGGCTTTGAAAAGCTAGGTGTTCTAATGACAGTTGGCTTAACTAAGTTTTGGGCAACTAAAAAACTATGGAATAAAACAATAGAGCCTTACTTTATAGACTTAGTAGACAATGTGGTAGGTGGTGCATTAAGAGGCTTAATCAAAGGTTTAAGGTCAGATAACAAGAAGTAATGAAGATTTGGTTAGCAAAGCAAGTAGCAAAAAAAGGTATAATACCTTGCATATTATGGGTATTAGGGTTGTTTGCAAAATTAACTAAGTCTAAAAAAGATGATAAGGCAATAGCTAAAATTAAGGAGTTTGTTAAGACTTTAGATGAGTAAAGAACTTAAAATAGAGAATCAGTTAGACACACACCTAAAACAGATTAAGATAGGTGAAACAGCTACACCTATAGAAATATCAACTGAAAAAATCAGAATGAATAAAGATTTAATCTGTGTTGAGAATATTGAAGTTGAAGGTGGTTTTAATTTAAATAGCAGACAAATACTTTTTCCTGACCAAATAGTTTTAGAAGCTAGTGAAGCACAAGGTGGCTTGTCATTAGAAGCTACAGGTTTTTCTATCTTATCTGCTTTATGGACAGGAACTGATGGTGATAGTAGTAATAATGATGCTGTTCTTACATTGTTTCCATCAGCAGGACAAGATGCTAAAATAGTGA